TAACCAAGTTGGTCAACAATTAGACAAATTATTGCAAATGCTAATGTTCAAGATTTTGAGGAGCTTTATCGTTATCTCTATGATAATGCTTCTGTATACGCAGATGGAAAAGAAGGAATGGTTGCTGTTTACATCAATGAGTATAGCTATCAGTCTAACTTTAGGATTGATAAAGAAATTAATGCGATGGCACTCATTGCAAAATTGATTGAATTGAAATAATGCATCCTTTATCTCAAAGTAAAGTTCCTGTAATAGATCTCCCCAACCTAGAAGATCTTACCCCAGTATCAAGTGAAGAAGGTCTCTTTTCTTTAGAAAGGGCTCATAAAAGATATCTTCAACAGTCTCTTACTTATACTGATGATGGCCGTCTTTTAGATGAACAGGGGAAAGCTGTTATGATGGAATGGGAAAAACCCATTATGCAACAACAAGCTCGTACGGTTGCTAGTACACGAGGTGATATTCTGAATGTAGGTTTTGGCATGGGTTATATTGATACTTTTATTCATAATAAACATGCCCCCAGAACCCATTGGATTATTGAATGTCATCCTGATGTTCAAAGAAAAATGATTCAAGATGGGTGGTTGAAATTGCCTCATGTAAGGTGTATTTTTGCTAAGTGGCAAGATGTAATTGATTATCTTCCCCAATTTGATGGGATTTATTTTGACACTTGGGAAGAATCAATTTTCCCATTTATGGAGAAACTTCCTAACATTCTAAGAAAAGATGGAGTATTTTCGTTTTTTAATAACCCTACTATTGAAGATTTAAAAAATAATCAATTCATTCCTACCTCTTATCTGGAAGTTCTTAATAAAATTGGGATGGAAGCGTTTGTTGAATCTTATGATATTTCACAACTAGTTCCTGATAGAGAATCTCAAGGAAGAGTATATTGGGATCCTTCTCATACCAATTATTATAACCCTATTTGTAAATTCAAATGAAACATTTTTTAACTTTTCTTTTAATTTGGATAAGCCAAAACTTAGCCATACCGTTCTGGGTGATTGGTCATGTCCATTTGAGTGTAAATGTATATGAAGACCTCCACGAAGTGATCGCAAGTGTAGGAATGAATATTTTAGTAGCGATCGGATTTTATTTAGATTATAAACAACAAAAACAAAGTAAAAATGGCTGAACAGCAACAAATGAATCTCAATGTAGATCTAAAAAACACCACTTCAGTAGAAACACCTGAAGGTAACAAAATTTTTCAACAGGGAGTACTTCTTCGTAAAGTATCTAAGTTTGTGGTAGGAGCAAATGAAGATGCAGTAATGCCTATTCCGGTATTTTTTGACCCTAAATCAGGCAAAATCCTTAAAGATACTGTTCCTGTAGAACTTAGAGAAGAATACGCTGATGACATTATTTGATTGGTTGAATGAAATAACCGTCAAAAAAACATCCCCTGAAGAATTTTCACAGGAATCATGGGATAAATGGAATTCTTACATGATACATAGATATTTATCTATGAATATGGGTTACATTGATGTTGTAAATTATGTTCAAAAGATTAATCCACAAAGTAAGAAACAAATTTATACCATTTACAGAGAAATGATTCCAAAAAGAAAAGTATGGCTTAAGTACATCAAGAACGAAAACAAAAAGAATTATCAAGAATTAGCTGAATATGTTGCAGAACATCTATCTTGTAGCTTAGGTGAAGCTGATCATTATATTGATATTTTAAGAGCAGAAGGTGTACGTCATATTCTTTGGAATATGGGGGTAAATGAAGAAGAAGCAGATAAATTAATTAAAAAAGCAAAATTATGAGTTCATTAAGAAACATGCTAATTGCCTCAGCTGAAGCTGATAAAGCAAAAGCATTATTATCTTTAGAATTATTAAATGATAGAGCAGTAGGTATTGGAGATCATTCAACAGAAGATTTTTATAAAAATGCTGAAGAAGCAATTGCGATGTTAGCTGATGCTGATGATAGATTAGAAGCAATTGAAAAATACTTACCTTATGAACCAAAAATTATTTAAAACATGTCAGAACAAGTTGTAGAATATATAGCTAATGGTAAACAAAAAACTATTAATGATTTTGAAAAATTATATCCTGAACTAGCAGAAGAATTTAAAGCAGTTCAACAAGAACAATACGAATTATTTGCTGCTAAAATGATGGATTATGGTTTATCTAATATTTCTTTAGGAAGCGATTTAAGTACTAAAGAAGACAGAGATCTATCAATCACTGGAATTTGGCTTCGTTGTAATGATAAAATTAATCGTTTGAAAAACCTTATTAAACGTAATGGTAAAAATTACGTCGCAGGTGAATCAATGCTCGATAGTTTTATTGATATTGCTAATTACGGCATTATTGCAATGCTCGTACTTAGAGGCAAATGGAAATAACTCCTAAATTTAGTTTTATTGTACCTTGCTGGGAGCAAACACATTTATTAAAGTGCTTGCTCCAAAGCATTGTATGTCAAACTTATTCCAATTGGGAGGTTATTTTAGTTCATGATGGTCCTAATTTAAACCACAAGTATGAATTAAAAGAATTTCTAAATGACCCTAGATTTAAATATTATAACACTGATGTTAGGTATGAACATTGGGGACATTATGGAAGGATTTTAGGTTTAGAAAAAGTTACAGGGGATTGGGTAATTCATACTAATGATGATAATTACTTTACCCCTATTCTTTTAGAAGAAATTGTATCTGTTATAACTTGGAATGATAAAACTAATTTCGTATATTGGGAAATGATATTAGGAAAGTATAAAAATCTACACAGCCACAATGGAAAAGATTATGGACATTTTATTCCAAAAATCCAATCCTGTTATATGGACTGGTGTCAATTTGCTACTAAAACCCATATTTTAAAATCTACACCAATTAACCCCAAAGAAATTGCTGCAGATGGAGTATTAATTGAAGACATAAAATCTAAACTAACCCCTTATTTTATAGATAAATGTCTATCAGTACATAATTAAGTTTTGGCTAAGAAAAAAATACCTACAATTATAAAAGAGATTAAAAATTTTCAACCTGATGAGATCAACTATGCTTATCAGAAGAATATTTCTTATTCTCAAATGTCTATGTTTAGGGAGTGCCCTAAAAAATGGTCTCTTCAATATAAAGAAGGCCATAAACAGTTTACTTCTACAATCCATACTGTGTTTGGAACGGCTCTACATGAAGCAGTACAACATTACCTTACAGTAATGTATGATCAAAGTGCTGCTGCTGCTGATAGAGAAGATATTATTGAAATGTTTGAAGAATGTCTTAGAGAGGAATATAAAAAACAATATGCTAAAAATGATAATCAACACTTCAGCACAAGCCAGGAATTAAGAGAATTCTATGATGATGGTGTTACTATTTTAGAGTATTTGAAGAAAAATAGAGGTAAGTATTTTAGTAAGCGTGGGTGGTATCTGGCAGGGTGTGAGGTACCCATTGTTATAACGCCTAATAAACGGTATAATAACGTTGTTTATCAGGGGTTCTTGGATGTGGTTTTATATCACGAACCAACCAATAAATTTAGAATAATTGATATTAAAACATCAACTAATGGTTGGAATGCTAAAGCTAAAAAAGATGAAAATAAGCAATTCCAATTAATTCTTTACAAAAAATTCTTCTCAGAACAATTTAATGTTCCTTTAGAAAACATTGATATTGAGTTCTTCATTGTAAAGAGAAAATTGTATGAAAACACTGATTATCCAATCCCACGTGTTCAAGAATTCAAACCTGCTTCTGGTAAAGTAAAATTAAATAAAGCTACTAGAGCTTTAGAAGAATTTATTCAAAGGGCATTTGATAAAAATGGACATGCTGATGTTGATCATCAACCCACTCCTCATAAAAATTGTAATTGGTGTCCTTTTTACAAAACTCATTTATGTTCTGCAACATTTTAAAATCCATACATATGTATAGACAAATATATAAAAATTAAGACTATGGCAAACAAAGACATGACATTAACAAGCGTAAAAATTCAAAGCGACTTGTTTGAAAATTTTAAAATTGAGTGTGTTAAGCGTAAGTTTTCTTTCCAAAAGCTTGCCGACC